CAAATGTTCTTGGAAGCTTTGAAAATCTTGATCTTGCTCACTCATACGAGTATTCCTTATAAATTAACACGGCACATACCGTACTTGTATATTAAGTTACCTTAAATAACATTGCAAGGGTTTATTGAAAAATATGTTGTAAAAATGTTAAGATAGCTTATGGAAAATCAAACACGAACAATGATTAAGCTTTTGGGCGGCCCTACAAAGGTGGCAAACCTAGTAGGAGTAAGCGTTGCAGCGGTGTCTATGTGGCAGAACGGCAACATTCCTTATGACAAGCTGGTAATTCTAGCCGCGACACTTGAAAAAGAATCGCATGGGCTATGGTCAAGAAAAGAATTATTTCCACTTTCTTATAAGATGATTTGGCCTGAACTTGAATAACATTACCCTGTGTTGTATTGATTCTGCACAGCCTGACAAAGCAAAAATAGCGTTTGACAGATGTAAAAGCAGTTTTATTTTTGGCGGTGAATTATTTATAAATGATCCTCAAATCAATAGCCGTCAAGCGTACAGCAAATTTATCCTTCAAGAACTGCATAAACACATCCATACAGACTTTGTTTTGATAGTCCAATGGGATGGGTACATTATTAATCCTGACGCTTGGAACGACCAATTTTTAGATTATGACTATATTGGCGCGGTATGGCCGTGGCATCCCGAAGGCAAAAGGGTGGGTAACGGTGGCTTTAGTTTGCGGTCAAAAAAATTGTGTGAATTGACAGCCAGCCCTGATTTTGTTTATGCAGACCTAAATGAAGATGACCTTATATGCCATGTAAATAGGGATTTTTTAGAAAGTCAGGGCATGAAGTTTGCTCCCGAAGAAATTGCGCGTTACTTTAGTTTTGAACGAGAATTAAGCAACATTAAAACATTTGGCTTTCACGGTGATTTCAATTTTGAAAGACTTGGGTTATACTAACCACATTGAGGAATTGGATACTCGATAATTTAGGGTTTTAGAGGTAGTTCTGTGGGTTTAGGAAATGAGGTAAAGAGGCATTTCTTAAGCCATCCAATCACAGAGTTACCCCTAAAGCCCTTTTTTATTTTCTATTCCCATTCGTACTCCAAACGAAATCAAGGGCCTAAATGGGCCGCGTGGAAGAATACATCGGCTTATCTACACCTGATAGCAAGCCGCGCGAACTTAAATGGGTATCGCACAAGTTATAGGGACAATGGTGATAGACAAGTCTTATAACGAATGAACATTAACTTCGGTAGCATTAGTTCTTATACATCTTTAAGAATGGATGAAGGCTTATCACCTTTGGGCAACCTATGGCAAAAAAACAACACATTAGGGAAAACCACTAGAAATAAATGGACAACATTAAGACAACTTAACATATACTTCAATCATCTTAACTAGATTGGAGTAAAAAATGACTTGGAATTTACGATTAGTAGATATGAGTACGGCTTACGAAGATTACCTAGAAATTCGCGAAGTCTATTACGATACGATGGGTAAACCGATTGCTCACAGCAATGCTGCTATTGGTGGTGAAGATAGACTTGAAGTAGACCGTTATATTGAGATGGCTAAACAAGCATTAGACAAGCCAATCTTAAAGTTTGCGGATATTGAAAGCACCAACAAAACCAAGATGCTTGAAGATGAATGTGCAGCATTGCGTGACCAATTAAAGGAGTTAGAGAATGATAGAAACCTTGGTTAAACCGCAGCCTTTAGATAACGACATTGCTGTAATCAAAATATTGCAGCTACTAGGTCAGTTATCTTTAAACGACATCAAGTACATTTACACCATCACTTCTAAAATCCAACTATTGATGAAGGATGTAGAATGAGTTTTGCAGAGTTTTATGCGATGTACCCACGCAAAATGGCCCGTAAAGACGCTGAAAAGGCTTGGAACAAGCTAACCCCTGTCCAGCAAGCAGAATGTCTTGATGCTATGCCTAATTTTCTTAAATACTGGAAGATCAAGGAAACAGCAAAAGATTACATACCATACCCTGCGTCTTTTTTGAACGCTGAACGCTGGACTGATGAGTTAGACATCGAACCAAACAAGAAACCTGAATTACCGTGGTATTCAAGCGAAGAATTAACCGCCAAGAAAGCACAAGAAGTACAATGTCCAGCCTACGCTGGTGAAGGTTGGCAACAATGGCGCGCAAGAATTTCTCAAAAGATTAAACAACTTGAAGAACAACTCTGACGATTATTTAGTAAATTGGTATATAGCCGTAGCAAAAAGGCGTGGCTGGCCCGAGGTAGTGCGCCTACTAGCGCAATATCCTGAAAAAGAAGAACGCATGAAGATGCTTATTAAAAAGAGATTAGGAAAATGACACGAGAGATAGACCCCAATAAGTGTATAGACTTTATACTAGAAAACGCAGGCAAATATGCACAAGCTAAAGGTGAATTGGCGCAACTTGAAGCGTACAAGAGTTCACTCAAAGCCATTAAAATGGCTGAAACTTCTGAACAATCGCTTGGGGCGCAGGAGCGTGAAGCTTATCGAAGCGAAGATTATCAGAATCTATGCAAGGCGATTGGCGCAGCGACAGAAAATGCAGAAAAACTTAAATGGGAACTAGAAGCAGCCCGTTTACGCCATGCTACATGGCAGACATTAGAAGTATCAAACCGTAACCAAGATAGGATTTTAAAATGACCACATTAAAAGTCACCGAAGAATTTTTAATTCTTAAGCTATTGTGCAAGATGTATGACGATGCACTCAAATCCGCAAATCCTACACAGATGCTAGAGTTAAGCGTAGACATTGCAGAATCCGCTGAAAAGCTTGAGCAAATGACGGTTGACTACATTAATGGCGTTTAATGTCCATGTACCCAATCTTGTATTGGAAGCAAGTAGAAAGTTTGTAGAGCATAACAACTTGGGTATGCGGCCTGATGATTCTAACGGCACTAAAGAGCAACAATTAGTGGGTGTCATCGGTCAGAATATGATGGCCCACGCGTTAGGATTGCCGTTTATGCAGCCTACTACCACACATGATGGTGGCGTAGACTTTGTAATCCACGGCAAAAAGATTGACATTAAAACAATGGGTAGAACTATTACACCCACTTTGAAATATGTTAACAACTTAATTGCATCGCAAACCCGATTTAATGTTGATGGCTATGTATTTACAAGCTTGAACCGTAATAACAATGTGTTAACAATCTGTGGATGGTTGCCAAAAGCTACCTTCCTATGGTTTGCTAAACTACACGAAAAAGGCACACTCCGAGAAAGAAGTAACGGCACAACCTTTGAATTGAAGGCCGATACTTACGAAATACCTAATGAAGATTTAATTTATCAGGTCAATAATTGGGGTGAATTGTTTGACAGCATAAAAAAACATGACCAAAAGTGAAAAAGAAAAACTACGAAAAATTGCTGAATTGGGATGCTCATTATGTCGGCATCAAGGCAATGAGGGAACGCCAGCAGAACTGCATCACATTAGACGAACTAGCCAAAGAAGTAATGCCCCTGTTATAACGTTATGCCCCTATCACCATCGAGGATCAAATACCAGTATTCACGGAATGGGTCGTAAACGGTTCGAGTTGGAATACCAAATCACGGAAGAAGAATTACTTGAACAAACGAAAAGGCTTATAAATGAGTAGCTGGTTAATTATCGTTACAGGCGCGATATATGCTTATATAGGTATTGAACAAGTAGTTAAAGGAAATGTCCCTATGGGAATTACTTATGTATCTTACGCAACCGCTAATATTGGTTTGTATTTTATGGCCAAATAATTAGAGTTCGTGACCGTCAAATCCCAGTTCTTTACCTACAAGCATCTTTCTGCGCTTAAAAGTAGCATCATGCAATGTCCACTTGCCTGATTTATGACGGGAACAATGTATCATTTCGTGGGCCATTGACCTAGTAACAGTATCGTAATGACCGCATCGCGCCTTGGATATACAGAATATATGAGGTTTAGCAAGTGATTCATCGTATTCGTATGTAGCCATGACTTGATGGTCATCTACTATCAAGAACCGACAGAGTTCGCTAGGTGGTAAATCCCATTTTAGGAATGGGTCACACTTTGCAAGGGTAAGATATATCCCCTCAAGGACTTTTGGCGTTATTTTCATGATAAATGTTTTAATTTTGCATGAGGTATTACTGATCTTTTATCTACAGAATAAGCACCACAAG